TGAAGCTCAACACCAACAGCGGCGCACCTGAGTTTATTCGAAGGAATTCAGTAGTTGATGAGACACTAAAACTTTTAGAGTCTGGGTATGACAACTGGGTAGCCATATTGGGATGGCGAGGACAACAAGGTGGTATGGAAGACGAAGACGTTAAGCAACGTGTCGTATGGATGATGCCCTTTGGATTAAACATACTCGAATTACAGTTCTACAAACCTTTAATTAAGGCTTGGCAGACAGATGGGACTTTCCCAGCACTCATCTCCTTGAGAGCTGTTGAGAAGCAGGTCACTAAGTTGTTTGATACTAAGAGAAGTGATGATCTAGTGGTAGCTACCGACTTTTCCAAATTCGACCAGCACATCAACACCCATCTTCAAGATGTAGGACGTGAACTGATCTTGTACCAATTCAACCGACAAGATCATCCTCACATAGATAACGTGTATCCACTCAAATTTAACATTCCTATAGTCTGTACTAGTGATGTTACGGTGGAAGGTAGACACGGTATGGGGTCAGGTTCTGGAGGTACTAACGCGGACGAGAATCTGATACACCGATCCCTTCAACACACAGCCGCACACGAAGCTGGACAAGTATTAAATCCCGCCTCCACTTGTCTTGGTGATGACGGCATTCTCTCTTATGATGGGATAAAGGTTGATGATGTAGTATCTGCATATTCTGCACGTGGTTTGGACATGAACATTGATAAGCAGTATGCAGATAAACACTCGACATACTTTCTCCAGAGGTACTACCATGATACCTATCGAGATGAGTCCGGAGTAATGTTGGGGGTCTATAGCACATTCAGAGCCTTGGGTAGGCTACTAGGCCAAGAGAGATTCTACAACCCTGAAGTGTGGAGCAAAGAATTGGTAACACTCAGAGCGTGGAGCATATTAGAGAATACTGCGAACAGTCCGTTGTTCGAGGATCTCGTGGAATTTGTACTAAAAGGTGATAAGTTTAGATTAGGTCTAAACATACCAGGTTTCATCGATAATATCACGGGGATAGTTGATGAAGCAAGAGACGCAGTACCAGACTTGCTAGGATATACGCAAGGCATGGAGTATGAAGGCAGAGAAATTGGAATTAAAGATTGGAAGATCTACAAAT